CCCGACTGAAGACATCGACAACTGTGCTCAGGCTCTGAACATCCTGTGCAAGGCGTTGGTGGTGGAGGGGTTGCCGCTGTGGTGTGTGCAGCAGTTGAGCGTGCCTTTTGTTGTGGGGCAGGCAGCGTATGACCTGAGCACCTTCGGCTCAGGGCTGCCTGTCCGAGTGCTGGACTGCTTCTGGCGCTCCGCAACGGGTAATGACGTTCAGCTCTCCTCCATGAGCCGCTACGACTACAACCAGTTGGGTGAGAAAGCCAGTCCCGGCAACCCCAACCAATACTACTACGACAGGCAGCTCACGTCTGGCAAGCTGGTGGTGTACAACGTGCCTGCGGATTCTGCCAGCACGCTGCAAGTGACTGCGCAACGCCAGATCCAGGACGTGAATCTCGGGACACAGAACCTGGACTTCACGCAGGAAGCATACCAAATGCTGAAGTGGACTCTGGCGGATGAGATTGCGCTGGAGTACAGCACCCCACGGGATGTGCGCGTGGAGCTTGCGCAAAAAGCTGCCGTGTACCGCGAGAAGTTCTTTAGCGGGCCTGACGGGCAGGAGAATGCGAGTGTCGGGTTTCAGCCCAATATGGCCGGGGGTCGATGATGGCAGGGCAACAGCAAAACGAAAGTGCAGATGGCGCTGGAGTGGTGATGCCGCTCGCTCATCCTCTTGGCACGCGTGATGGCACGCTGAGCAAAGACGCAAAGCTGGTGAACTGTCTTGTGGAGCGCAGTGAAGCCGGGATGGAGGTTCTGAAGCGGCCTGGGATGTTTAGCTACGCAGATCTGGGGGCTGGGGCAGGTCAGGGGATGTTCAGCATTGGGTCAGTGGGCTACGGCGTCCGTGGTGATGCCTACCGCAACTTGTCCACTCTCGCCTCCATTGCGCTGCCGACTCCAGGCACAGCTGGCCAATCATACGACTCCCTTCCCGATGTCAGCCCAGGTACAACACTGGTGAAGAATGCAGAGAAGTTGTGGGGCGTGACCGCTGGTGCTGCAACGCTGGTCACTGACGTCGATTATCCCGCTGCGACAGTGCCAGGAATCTGCGAACTCGACGGTACGTACTACGTGATGGCATCTGCGGATGGCACAATCCGTGGCAGCGGCGTGCAGGATTGGACTTCCTGGGACGCGCTGAACTTCATCGGCCCGAACAAAAGCCTGGGCAAAGGTGTAGCCCTTGTCCGGCATCTGAACTACCTCGTTGGGCTGTACGATCAGGGCACTCAGTTGTTCTACGACGCCGCGAATGCGACGGGGAGCCCCTTGCTGCCTGTGGACAACGCGTCCTGGCTGACAGGGTGTGCTGCCGGTCGAAGCGTGGCTCGGGTTGAGGATCTGACCATGTTTGTTGGCAAAGGCGCGGGAAAGGGCCGCAGTGTGCAGTTGCTGTCTGGGCTGCAGTTGACTCAAATCAGCGACCCATACGTTGAGCGCGTGCTCAACCGTGACAGTCTAGTCGGCGTGACCGCTTTGGGCCTGCGCGTTGCTGGCCACTCTCTTTACATCCTGAACCTCCCCGCGTCTGGAGTGAGCCTGTGCTATGACCTGACCTATCAGATGTGGACTGTCTGGCAGAGTGCCAATGTGGCATTCCGCTGCACAGCCTACCTGAACGCGAATGGCCTGGACCTCCTGCAAGACGCCTCCAACGGCAAGGTGTACAGCATCGACCCAGGCGCGTATCAGGACGATGGTGGAAGCCTGCCGGTGACAATCACCACCCCGCCGAAAAGTTGGGGTACACTGAAGCGGAAGTTCATGCCCGCACTGTACCTCCTCGGGGATACTCAGTCCACACTGGTCAGCGTAAGCTACACCGATGACGACTACCAATCCTTCAGCACCCCTCGCACAATCGACTTGGCGACGCAGCGCAAAATGCTGCAGCGGTGTGGGAGCAGTCGGAAGCGGGCTTGGAAGCTCACCCATGACGACAACACTCCGCTGAGACTAACCGCGATTGAGTTGGAGGTGGAGGCAGGTGCTGGTGGGTGATTTGAAGGTTATTGTCGAGGATTACTAATTAGTAATCCCAATGGGAAATGTGATGGAATCTAAGACTGTTGAGGCCGTGGCGGGGTTCGGGGATGTGGCATGTGTCACGGTATCCCCGGCCCCATTTGCACGCCACCACGCGGCATTTCATGCCCTCGTCGCGGCCCTCACATCCGGCCCCGTCACCCCACAAACCACGCCTATCGAAATCCGGTCCAAGCTGCTGGCCATTCAGTCCAGCTTCCTCGCCTCCCACCCACCTGGCAGTGCTACCGACGTCCTGCAGTACTTCCCCAAACGCCATGTCTGGCGCAAAGGGGCTGTGATTCGGAGTCTGTTCATCCCTGCAGGCCACACTGTCATCGGCCACATCCACCGGCATGCGCACTGGGTCGCACTGCTGGAAGGTGTTGCGAGCGTGCTCACTGAAACCGGTGGAGTGGAGTTGCTGGTGGCGCCGTGGGAAGGGATTTCCCCAGCCGGAACCAAGCGGTTTCTGGTCGCGCACACCGATACTGTCTGGGCTACAGAACACTTGTGCGATGCGCAAGACGAAGCCTCCCTAGAGGCGTTCGCGCTTGCTCCAAGCTATACTGCGTTGGGAATGGAGGAACCTCCGCCTGACTATCCATTGATTGCTGGTGCGCAGAGCGCGCTGGAGGAAATTGTATGACATTCGGGATTACGGCTGCTGGTGCGGGATCGGCCATTCTTGGTGGTGTGGCCAGTGCGGCGACAGGCTCGCTGCTGGGCGGGTTGTTTGGCAGCGGAGGCGGGCAAGACGCAGCTTCAGCTGCAGCCGATCCCTTCGCGGATCAGCGCGGTCAGTACCAGGGCATGCTACAGCAACTCATGACTGGTGCGTTCAGCCCACAAGACCCTTCGTACCAGTGGAGGTTTGGGCAGGGTGAGCAGGCTATCGAGCGGAGTCTGGGTGCGAAGGGGCTGCTGAACAGCGGGAATCGCCTCACCGCACTCACCGACTATGGACAAGGCCAAGGTGCGACTGAGTACGCGAATCAGTTTGCGCGGTTGTCGCAGCTGTCGGGTGCGAACGTGGGGTCGCCAGCGGCTGCGGGGCAGATCATCCAAGGAAACCAGAACGCGGCGAACAGTGCGTTTACGGCGGTCGGGAATCAGGTGGGCAAGGCTGTTACCGGCTGGTTCAATACCCCTGCAGTGTCAGCGGACAGTGCCTCGTCATACAATGCGCTGGGGGATGCAGCTTTTGGTGGGGGTGATACATCAGGGCTTGGCTTCAGCAGTGGCCTGAGCTTTGGACAATAAGGACTCCACATGCCAAACATTCTCGCAAACTTCGCCCTGAACTACGGGCGTCAAATCGAATACTCGCAGCAGCAAGAGCAGCTCCAGTCCGAGCAGCAAGCGCGGAGTGCGCTGGCGCAGCTGCGGATGCAGGAGGTTGTGGATGCGAAGACCAAATCGGCTGAAGCTGACCGCCTGAAATCCCTGCGCCAAAACATCAGTGGGGACATCCAGCGCGCACAAGCAGCTGATGCCGGGGATGTCAAGTCCCTGCAAAGCAACGCAAACATCCTTGCAAAGCATGCGATGGAGCTGGAAGCTCAAGGTGACTTTGACGGTGGAAAGGCTCTCACGGCGCAGTCCAAGTCCATGCTGGACCAAGCGAAGACATTGCAGGAAACCCAGCTCAAAGAGGCTGCTGCAAAGCAGGAGACCCTGGCTGGCGCTGCGTTGACGGCTCAGGACAACCCGAACCCGGAGTCGATGAAGGCGCTGGCCATTGCCGCCAAGGATGCTGGGATCAACCCCCTGGACATCCCAATGCCAGGCACTCCACAGATGAAAGCGTTTGTGGACAATCTGGCCAACAAAGGCCGCACCGTGAAGGAGCGTGTGGAGCTGGCGTCGAAGGAAGCCGAGCGCAAGGCGACCAACGAACGTCTGGAGCGCTTTCACAAAGACGAAGAACGCGACAAGCAGCTGCAGAGGTCACAAACTGCGGCGCATCAGGCGCGGATGGAAAAGCTGCAAGAGCGCGAGATGCAGCTGAAAGAGAAGCGACTGCAGCTGGAAGAGGGTGGCGTGATCGGTGGGAAGAAAGATCGCGGTCAAACTGCCACCGAACGCGGCGCGGCTTTGCAGCTGTCGGAAGGCCTTGG